TTCAAATCCACGGAATCGCAAAAAGCGTGGGAATCTCAAACTGTATGATCCGTCTTGGTTTTGGGTAACTGCGTCCGCTTCAACCTCAACCACCCGATCAAGAAGCTCATTGCGAGCGGCCCAATACTCATCGCGATTGCTATCAGACAAACCGCTACCAACATTAACACGAATAGTTCTGTCATTGTCAACTCCTTCACATATTATAGCACCCAGGCGGCCTAGATTGCGACCAGTACCTTCTTCAAATCCCACAATGTTCAAATCCACTGTGATTGTGGGTTTCCATTTCATCCAAAAGTCTGAACGTTTGCACTCATAAGGTGCATCCATGCTCTTGATCATGATGCCTTCGTAGCCTTCTTCTACTGAAGCTTCGGCAAAACGGCGCATGACATCATGTCCTTCTGCTGTGTCCAAGTCCACATCCATACCAGGCATCACACGCACACACCCATTTTCTGGTAACATTGCTTGAGCACGTTTTAAGAGATCAATGCGTTTGTGTTGCTGTAGATTACAGAAGCCATCGCGGAACTCCGTTAGTGGAAGAATATCAAACACATGATATACCATGTTTGTGGTTTTGGCATCTCGTTTGCGTTGTGCTTGTTTCATCAAGTCTTGGAAATTCTTGCCCACAATCTCACCATCCAACACAAACTGTCCGCCAAAGGCAGAATCACGCTGGAATGCTTTGCGATGTTCTTCGATAAAGTCTGCAATCTGTGGGAAGTTCTCAAACTCTTTGCCATTACGGCTGTACAATGTACAAGCAGATCCATTCACAACTGCCAACACACGTACACCATCCAGTTTGACTTCCAGGCGTTTGATACCTTTTAGCTTTTTAGGTTGGTCTGTGGAGTCCTGTGCCAGTTGGCAACTGAACACGGGAATCTTCCATTCAGTTTTGCCCAGCACCTTGTTAAGTGTTTTTTCTGAGATACCGCATCTCAAGTCCTTGATCAGCACTCGACGAGCCAAGTTGTTCCACTCGTCTGAGTCAAACATCTGACTGCAAGTTTCAATTGCTTCTCTTGCACGATTACCAGTGATGCTACGAGTACGCAGGCTTTCTAGCAAGGCCCAAAATCCAGGCCAGTGGTTTGGCTGTCCAGTTAACCCTTGAGTTTCTGGCACTTGCCGAACGCCAAACACATAGAAAGGATTGTAGGCTTGATAGCAGTTGAACAAGAAAGCCTGTGCGTCAGCTGAGCCTAACTTGGATGCCATCAGGGCCTTTTCAATAGTTTTTTCTTTATGTATGCGGCTGTCTGAGCTTTCGAGATCGCGGATCCAACCTGCTGCCATTATACCCGAGAACCTTGGGTCAGAGAAGTTTGTTTCATTCATATATTTACTTGGTTACCATGAACTATTATAAAACACTTTAAGTCCCATGAACAACTCGGCTCGGGCATTCTTGATGAATTCAAGATCTTCTTTACGGTAGTGATCGTCTGCGTCGTTGCCAAAAAAGAATCCTGAGGTGCCTGGCAAGGAACCAGCAATAACATCAAGCTCTAGTATTTCGAGATCCTCATAAGTGAGTTCTAGCTCAATTCCATTAAAGTTGCTACCATCCTGGTTGCCATCATTGCGCTTGTTCCAAAGTTGCTCCATCCAGCCATGTAGGTTAGGATGCTTACGCCAGTAAGCGATTTCACGTGGTTGAGTTACTTTGGTATTGGTGTACTCACCGTCCTTGAGCTCGCAACCGTCGTAGAACTCGCGTTGCTGGCCTGCACGGGCGGCCACATATGCATACATATCAAGACCCACGTCTAACTCCTTTTTGATACTGGTACTCACGCTTGAGCCACCACTTGTACTTTGCAAAATATTCTGGCATGGTCATTCTAGGCTGTCCCCATCCGTCGTTTTCTTCGCAATTGTCTCGCCATACATCAGCAAGCCAGATGCGAAACGGCTTGATGGTCATGCCGCCTCCAGCATGTTGGCTGGTACATTGAACAGGCCACCAGGTGTGTTAACCAGCACAAATTTAATTTTGACTTTGCGCACGGTGCCAACATAGGTCAGGCCGTTGCGATTGCTGGTGAACTTTACAGAGTCACCAATTGAAAAAATACGTTTCTTTTGTTGGGTGAGTTGCGCACGGGCAAACTTCACAGCATCAATCACCGTAGACAGTTCGTCATTGGTGAGATTACCAAACATGATAGCAGAGTTGATTTCTTTGACATTCATTTCAGGCTCCTTTTAGTTACTATACAAGTATTATAGCAGAATGGGATTTATTGGTCAACCAAATTCGTACATGTATTGAGCCACTGTAGGATCCAGTTTGACCAAGTCTTTGGCGGCCGCTGTGAGTTCACGATAGCGTCTGTTTACTTCTGTACGGGGCAATTCGCCATCGCAAGAAAGATTCTCAGGGCTCAGGTCCGAATCAATCATTTCAGCCACACGTTTACGGCCTGCGGCGGTTTGAATTTCATACACGGGTTCTGTACGCTGACCGCGGAACAGGGCGGCATAACGGTTTTTGTTGTCAATAAAAGTGGTAAGTGCTCGCATCGCTAACTCCTTTTTAATTACTATACAAGTATTATAGCAAAATGGGATTTATTGGTCAACCAGAAAAATGTGGCTAAAAAGCCACACTTTTGAGTGATTTTTTAGGCTACATCGCCCCGCCACCACCACCACCACCACCACCTCCGTCACCTCCGTCACCACCGTCACCACCGTCACCTCCGTCAGCGTCGGCAGAAGCATCTGCGTCAGCATCCGCATCTGCAGTAGCATCATCGCTAGTGAAGCCGCCCGGTGACGTATCACCGTCCATTACTAGGAATGTTTTCGATACAGGTGCTATTCCTGGAAATATAACTGTGAACGGCCAAGTTCCGCTTGCTAACGCTGTTCCAGTTACTACATCTCTACCATTGGCATCGGTTGTACTTGTGCCAGAGGCCCAAGGCAACACATATGAATAGGTTGTTGAAGGTGGTCCAACCACTGCCAACTGCAACAATTGGCTAACATATACCGAATCAACGTTAGCATCAGCTGATCCTGGAGTACTGATAATACCTGGGAACCATCCTTGTTGTTCTACAACAGCCACTACCACTGTGGGTGCAGACACAATTGGAATGGCTCCCGTCGCAGAGCCAAATGTTGGATTAATGGTTGGTTGGCCAGCAGTGAATGTCATAGTGGCTAGGCCAACTTGTCCAATGTAAAAACTAGGAACTTTGTAAAATAATCCACCATAGTTTGAAGCACCGTCACCGGCAAAAGTACCCGGGTATCCTGGAGGATTAGGATAAGCAGTACCATCGATGTTGTTGTCTAAGAAGATAATAGTAGGATCAAATCCATCTAACCCAACACTGGGTCGAATTCTTAAATTTACCCAAAAATCAGTATTGACCAATAGTTGAGTTGCTGGTAACTCAGGGTCATAGCCCAATGGCATAGAATCATCATTTGCATAAAAACCCAGAACTTGCACTACCACTTCAGGTGGAGTTATTGGTTCATCTAGCACTTTTTCTCTTGCTTCGGTGCCGCATGAATAGTCTGTAGAGTTTGCATTGCCAGGAACTTGATATATGGCAACTGGCGGCAATGCTTGTGGTGGCAATGTGTTGTTCACAAGTGTTGCTTGATTTTCTGCTCCACGAGAATTGAGATATCTCACAGTACCGCGAGTGGCTGGTTCTACTGATGCCACTATGGCCGCAGGAATTCCCGCAGAATATTCTTGATTTTCCGGCCACACACTTGGCACAATGTTATCGTGTTTGATACTCATGTTTTGTCCATCAGTGTGTTGTTGCGACCTTCTCGCAGTGATCCAAGAATAGCTTGACCAGCTTGTGTTGCGGCATCTGCCACAGACGAAAGATAACTGCTCTGCCCGCCAATTTGAGTGTCTAATCCTGCTGATGCCAGACCACTCATAAAACTCATAGTAGATTGTTGGCTGCCTGATGTTAGATCAGCAAACGCCAACCCTGCTTTGGTCTGATTGGTGTATTCATACACATATTGTTCGCATATGGCATTGACACTGTTGTTCAACGATGTGGTAGCAGAAGGATATGTGGAAATCAAACTTGCTATCAAGGTATCGGCTGCCGGTATGAGTCCTGACGTAAAGGCATCGTTACCGCTGCCATATGTGCCGGCAGCAGGACCGCTTGGAATAATAATTTGTCCCGGATTTAACGGATCATCGTACACGCCTTGTACCGTCAACAACATTTGATTGTACAAACTGGTCAATGCAGAAATATTCATGTTATACAGTGTGGCCACTATATTCTGTATTGAATTTTTTGTAACGGTGCCAACTGCTGACCCCAAAAAATCCTGCATGGTAAATGTACCAAACTCGCCGGTGCCCGTGGCAAATGTATCTTTGTAATAGGTTGTTACTGTGTCCGGTACAGGTTTTGTAACATCTTCAACTAGCGGTAGACCTTTGAGCGTTTCCATGCGTTATCCTAACAATGCTGTGGCCACTCGTGGCAGGGTGGTAGTGGAAATGCCGCCTACATTTTGCAATCCTGCCTGGAATGCTTTGTTCACTACTGCTTGGTCTGGGGGTATTATTTTGGCCAACTCATCGCAACCTGCAGGAAGTACAATTGCCACACTGCTATTCAATGCCGCTTGCACTTCAGGGTTTACTGATCCATCAGGATTGAACAATAGTACTACGCCACCTGCTGCCGATGGTACTGTTAATGATATCCAACTTTCAGGAAGAATCTTTTTCAAATCCAACAAGTCAGCCATAGTTTTAATATTGGGAGTAACCACTCCGAGTACATCTAACACATACTCCAAACAATCTGCATCAATCGCGGCCATTGCTTGGTATGCCTTTTTCTGTAAAGTATTGAATTCATTTGTTGATGGTGTTCTAGTGCTGGCATCTGGGGTACACAACAACACAATGTCGCTTTCAGTCAGGCCGTACTCTGCTAATTTTGATGCTACACAACTCAATGTGCCAGATGTGATTTTTCCTTCGTCACTAAGTTGTTGTAGCACGGCTGCAGGCGTGCCAAAGTTGTCTAGGTTGGCTAGATCAATTGCATTGCCCAGTTGTGCGCAATCTCTGCCTAGACATTTTAGTGCCAGATTCACGCTGGTAAATTGGCCAGTGATCAAATCATTCATTGTGGTGAATGTAGGGCCAAGATAAGTAGTGGCGTTGACTGCACTTTGTATTAGTTCGTTTGTTGTGCCACGATATCCCACAACAATTTGGTATGCTTGACAGAACCGGTCAACTTCTCCATCACCAAGATACAATTCGGCGTTGTTGACCACTAGGTTACCAAAGCCGCCGGTCTCAGTTGTGGGTATCAAGGGATTAACTCCGGCATATGCAGAAGGAATGCTGGCACCAAGTGCAGGGCACGTGGTGTTGCCTAGAGTTTTAAGACTGGCAATAACACCGGCATTTAGTCCAAAGGCCGGGCCAAGAGTGATTGTGCTCATTAGATCTTCTACAAAAGGCAGCGAGTTGTATGAGCTCACTGCATTGGTCAATGATGTGGGAATCGTGATACCTTGATTTTGTAATAGTCCTGCACCGGCAATCAATTGCAATGGTGTGTATGTACCTGGTTGGCCAAATCCTGAACCTGCCATTATCCAGCCCTCACATCACCACTACCGCCAGTGCGTGTGTGCCCGCAGGTATCAGGATTACCTGCAACACTGATCGGCTGGCCTTCAACTCGTACACTGCTCACGCCTGTGGTGGTTTTTGCAGATGCATGTGCTTTTTTACCGTGCCAACTAACAGACAAGTTGATTGTGGCAGTAGGAATTCCGTTGGTTCGTACAGAACCCACGCCTGAAAGTATTTTTCCGCCGCCTGTGTCCAAATCACCTTGTCGCTGTACTGCTGGCATATTATCCTAGTATAAGTTTTTTCTCTGGTACTTTGATACCAGTTGTTGCTTCTAGATATTTCATCTTAACTGAATCATCAGTCTTGGACACTAAAGAAACACTGTTAGTATTTAACCGGATTTCTTCCTTGGGATCTGCTGTAAACAAGCTGGGAATCAGGCCCATGCCCTGCGGACCCGGAGCAATGCTCACGGGTTCTTCTAGGACAATCCAGTCCCCGCCTGATTGCTTGACCTTGGCAACCATTTCTTCGCCTGAGTTCATTTTGAATGTGTATACCTGGTTGGGTTCTAGTGCTAGTTGTGCTGACATCATGTGCTTTCTGTTAATTTTGCTTTGAGTTCGGTAAATCCACCCACAAGTTCTCCGTCAAGGATAATCTGTGGTACTGTCCTGGCTGTGGGGATTGCTTCTAACAATTCTTCTCGGGTGTATCCGTCGCCAATTTTACGTTCTTCAAACGGGATACCTTTTTGTTTTAATAGTGCCTTTGCTTGATCGCAATAAGGGCAGTGGTACTTGCTCCATAAAATTGCTTGCATTTTACTTTCCTAATAGTTTCATCATTGTGCGTACATGCACACGATCTTTTTCTTTTTCATCTTCTGGCAGTTGATCATAGGGCACATGTTGTGCCGCATTATAGTCAGCCTTGGGATTACGCTTCATCCATTCAATGTGAATGTACTCTGCGGCTTTTTCCATGTCAGTAGGAAATTTAGTCACAGCATCAGCGGCAGCTTTGCCTGCAGCCAGATTTTCTCTTTGCCAGTCTGGATGAATCTTATCAAATGGTTGATTGATATCACCTTCAGATCCATCGCTGTTCTTTTTAATTCTGGGCTTTGTTCCGGTAGGATCAAAGTTGCGACGCCATTCTTCGTGCGCTGAACTGGCAAATTGTGTGATAGGATCTTCGTTGATTTGCATCATCTCGTTAATTTTGTCCAAATGTTTTCTAATATCTTGTTGCATCATAATTCTGGTAGTTCCTCATAGTCAATGCTGTCGCTCATTATGCCAATAACATAATTAGTTGATTCGTTTTCTTGCAGTGCAGTTTGTTTCTTGCTGGTGTCAACGTGTTTGTTGAACCAAGGAATAGGGGTACTGCGTGGTGCAGGTTCCAGATACTTGATTCCAATTTCGTTCAGTGCATTCTTGGCAGTGAAGTCCACAAAGTCTCTCAAGATGTTGGCATTAAGTCCAATCACTGGACCATGTTTGAACAAGTAATCAGCCCACTCTTTTTCTTCACGGATCACATCCAGGTACATTTGATACACTTCTGCTTCGCATTCTGCTTTAACGGCGGCAAAGCGTGGATCTTCTTTCACAACTTGATTGATCAAGAACGCAGTCCACTCTTTGTGTAAGATCTCGTCCTGCAAGATTAGCTGAATGATGTTGCCATTGCCAATAAAGATTTTGTTTTCCACCATGGCCAGGCTTGTGGCAAATGATACCATAAAGCGGAATGCCTCTAGAGCATAGCTGGCATGTAGTGCCATGTAGATTGCTTTAACGTGCTCCTGTTCAGTTACCTTTTCGCCCAGTTGTTTGCGACAGTTAACCACATGCAGTTCTTCGTAGTAGTTGCCAACGCTTGATGCCATGTCTACAATTTCTTTGGTGTCGTGGATTGTGTTAAACACTTCCTTGGGCACATTGTAGATATTGCGGATGATGTGACTGTAACTTCTTGAGTGAATATTGGTTTCAAAGAATGTCCAGTTGTAGACCAGGGCTTCTAGTTCTGGTAGGCTCACCACAGGTGTAAAGATTTGGCTTGGGCCACGACCTTGCAAACTGTCCAGTGCTGTTTGCCGAAGCAGGTTTGATGTAAAGATGTGCTTGACTGTGTCTGACGCATCTTTAAAGTCTTGCGAATCCTTTGTCAACGAGATCTCTTCGGGAATCCAAAAGAATCCACGTGCCTCTTGCTCATACTTGGCAATCTTGTTGTATTTGACTTCCTCAAATCGTTGAATAGTTACAGGCCCTGCTGGATCCAGAAACATCTTGCGGCTCAAGTAATCTGTTTTTGTTTTTAAATTGTATTGTGCTTGACTCATTAATGTCCTTAAAGTTTACATGCTTCACAGTCTTCGACATCGTCAAAGTCAATTTCTTCTAACGGTGTTTCTTCTGTTTTTTGTTTTGATCCTGCTTTGTTGATAAGACTGTAGTAGAATGTTTTCAATCCCCAGTAGTGTGCCTGCATCAAGTTCTTGGCAATCAGGGTTGTGGGAACCTTACGGTCTGCAAAGTGTGCAGGATTGTAGAATGTGTTGGTTGAGATTGATTGATCAATGTAGGCTGCCAGCACTGCCGCTGTCTTCAAATATCCATCACAGTCTTTCTGCGCCCACATCTGTTGATACTTATTTTTTAACTTGTGATACTCGGGCACAACCTGTGTTAGTGAGCCTGCTTTGGATTCTTTTACAGATATCAAACTCATGGGCATTTCAATGCCGTTGGTTGAGTTGATCACAACTGAGCTGGATTCCACTGGAGCAATGGCCATTTGTGTGGCATTGCGCACACCATAACTTCGCATTTCTGCACGTAGGCCTTCCCAGTTCAGTTCTGGAGTAAAGTCTGTGAGCTCGTTAACACCTTTGGCACGTAATTCCCAAGGGAAGATGCCTTTGCCATAACGTGTTTTATCACTGTGTTCACAACGACCACGTTCCTTGGCCAGTTCAACTGAGGCTTCTGTTAGGTAGTAGGCTTGATGTTCCATCCACGTCTTGACTTCAGCCAGGCTGTCTCGTTCTCCGTACTTGAATCCACGCTTGGCGTGCCAGTAGGCAAGGTTGGTGACTCCAATTCCCAGCGGTCTAATTTCGTCATTGGATAGTTTAGACTGGATGGAAAGAAAGTCTTGATAGTCAAGAATGTTATTGAGGCTACGATGCAGTATGCGGCAAGCACGGCGCATGTCTTCTGGGTTACGGAACGCACCCCAATTGATTGAGCCCAGTGTGCAAAGTGCAATACGACCAGACTCGTCATCCAGACGTTTAAAGGATTTAGTAGGTAAAAGTATTTCACAGCATAAGTTACTCTGGTAAATTGTATGATACTCAGGATCAAATGGACCTTGATTCATCACGTTGTCAACAAACACAAGATAGATACGTCCTGTATCTGTGCGTTCTTTCAAGATGCCGCCTTTGAATACTTCTTCAGCACTCATGGTCTTTGTTCTTAGGTCTGTACGCTGTTCATATTCACAATAGAGTTGTTCAAAACGTTGTGTGTTTTGATAGAACGCTTCGTACAGGTCAGGAACTTCGTTGGGATCAAAGAAAGTTATGTTTTCTTTGTTTCGGAATCGTCTCCAGAAGAAAGCACTAAGCACAATCCCATAATCCATATGACGGACTCGGGTTTCGTCGGTTCCTTGGTTGTTCTTAAGTACAATAAGATCATCAAACTGATGATGCCAAATAGGATAAAAAACAGTAGCACTTGCATTACGGATACCTCCTTGTGAACATGATCGTAAATCACCGAACCATTTTTTCAGGAAAGGTATCATACCTGTATGCATAATTTCGCCGCCCCTAATAGGGCTTCCTAACGACCGTAGTCGTCCAATCTCCAATCCAATGCCTGCACGTTTGCTGGCATACTTGGCCATCATTTCTCCGCTGGCGAAAATACTGTCCAGATCATCATCCGAGCGAATAAGAACACAACTACTAAACTGTTTTGTAGGAGTACCAAGCCCTGCCAACACCGGCGTGGCCAATGTAAAAAGTCCGTCGCTGGCTGCTGTGTAATACTCTTTGATGTATCGCATTCTCGCTGAGTTCGGTTCTTCTGAGTGAAATACAGTAGCGGCCGCGACCATGTATCTAATTTGTGGAGTTTCATATATTTGTTTGGTACTACGGTTCTTGACCAAGTACTTCTCTATTAATTGTTCAATTGCCGCATATGAATATGTTTCATCCTTTGAGTGATCCAGCATGTCATTCATGCGGTTCCAATCTTCCTCTGTGTACCAATCCAGCAGTTCAGGGGTGTACAAGCCAGTGGCTACATTGGTCTTTACAATCTCATACAAGTGTGGTGGGGTATATGAACCGTACACATCTTTACGTAGCATTGATAGTCGTTGTTTACCTGCTACGAATTGATAATTGGTATGACCTATATCAGGATTTGATTCTACATCAATAAGGTCAACTATGGCACGTAGGGTAATCTCGTCAATTTCCTTGGTGGTAATTCCATCGTAAAAATGCAACTGTGCCTTGATCTCTACCATGCTCTGACTTACGTCTGCTATGCCTGCACATACCTTGGCAATTTGGGTCTGCCACTTTTCCAATGCCAAAGGCTCTCTACGCCCTGAGCGTTTTACAACTGTTATTATTTTCATTCTACTCCTACTTTATTTGTAGTTTTATTTGGTTTTGTGTTATCTGATGTCGTATCTTTTTGGGACTCTGGTTGATATTTACGACAGTGTCTCGGTCCCAATTCAATATATATTTTCCCTGGCTCACTTGGACTAAATTGTCGCTATCCACCTCTACAAGCACCGCATCTTGTAGGTCGGGTCTATCAAGTATTGTTATAGTATACAGGATTCCCAGCCCGCGAGCAAGGCCACAATACAAGTTGTCATCCAGTAATTGCCAGGGATCTGGCCAATTTGCACGGTCATCCCAGTGCAGGTGATAAGGTTGCCAAGGCGCAACAAACCACCAGGAGTTGATAATGGTTACTGCAGATTCAACATCTCCGGTTTCACAGCGGCGACGAAGTTCTGTCCAGGAGGCGAGTCTCTCGCCAAATGTTTTGGGCCACATTAAGATAAATGCGTGATTGAATATTTAATTGTACCTGGATCACCGGTGCTGGATGATGTGTAAGACACAGTTACATTTCCACCAGCTTGTGCGGCCAGCAACGTGATACCAGTTGAAGAATTTTCTGCATAATCATCTGAGTAGGTAAATCCAGTGCCGGATATGATACTCATTGTACCACTTCGATAACTAGTGCTTCTTGTGATGGTATAGTCAATGTTGAATGCCACAATGGGATCACTCAGCCCTGTGTTGACAACAAACAAGTCTTCGGCTGTGTTATCTGTTAACACATCTGCTACACCAGTGGTACGAGTGTACTCACCCAGTTGCATTTGATTGGCAATGGTGTCATTGGCTGCGCCGTCAATGATATAACTGATACCACGAATGTTCATGCCCAACACAACAGATCCAGTATTGTTTAATGCAATGCGAGGATGACTGATTGAGTCAGCAGTTGTGCGTTCAAACAGGTCACCAACACTGATGTTGTTGTCAGCATCTATGTCAATTACCGGAGTTGTTACAATGTCCAAGAATATATTACCAACATCATAGAAAATGTTGTATGCAGATGCATTCAGTGTGGCGCCTGTGATCACAATAGCTTCATGATAGATATTATCAAAAATATTTTCTACAATTCTCACTCCAGTAGGTTCAGTATCCAGCATGACTCCCTGAAATAATGTGTCAAAGTATCCGCCGCTGATTGTACAACCTTTGATCACGTTGTCAGTCATGATACCATAGGTTGCTCCACTAAATTTACATCCACTAAAGTTGATTTGCACACATGGCAAACTTGGACTGCTGTTAAAATGCACACATGCCAATGCGTCTATTTCTGTGTTGCCATCAGCCGTGGTAAACGGTCCTTGAAAGTTCACCTGCTCAAAACTCACCTGGCTGGTACGGTCAACCAAACACACATTATGTAGCACTGTGGTTCCGTTGCCTTGATTGGCAGTTTTTACTGCCATGTTAATCATTTCAATATTTTGCGGTGGGAGAGCACCATTAGTGCCAATGCTTACTCCGGTTTGCTGTAAACTGTCTGCGGTTTGTATCACATACTCTGGCAGGTCTTGTTGTTCCCAATAGGTGGTGTTTGTTGGGGCAATAGGACTTCCTGGACTGGCGGGATCTTCGGCCGGTACCACTGACTTAGATCGGTAATAGTTGCCATTGACTGTGTAATAAACCATAACACCTGATGCATATGGTGTCAATGTCACCCAGTTGTTGACCTGGAAACTGATGATGCTGGAGTTAGAGCCTTCGCCATACAATTGCGCAAATGGTGGAACAAGTATAGTGTCTGTTACTAGATATGTTCCTGCTGGGAAAAACAAACTTCTACGAATCTGTGTGTTGGTTTGGCGGCAATACAATTGATACAATGCACGATTGATAGCGGCAGTGTCGTCGGTCACTCCGTCGCCTGTTGCCCCAAAATCTTTAACAATAGCGTAGCTATCTAATCGAGCTTGAATGCTTTGTGTTACTGGATTGCCCGATGTAGCACCCGTTTGTACTGTGTATCCAGCCGCATCTCCTTGATAGGTATACGCAGTAACATAACTCAGTAGGTCAGAAAACTCGGTTAGTACTTCGGTGTTACCAACAACAGGGGCGCCTTCGGCCAATTCGCCATTACCAATGTATAATTTACGTTCATCAATGGCCCAGCCAAGTTCAGCGCCAGCCAGTGGTTGTGGTAGGTCCTGTTCAAGACCTTTGCGTTGGGTAATTCTAGATATTTGTAAAATGGCCACGATGATTCCTCAATTGATCACGTATTTAGTAGATAATACTGTTCAACCTTGCGCCACCACAAGTCTCTATATTTGTTGTACTCGGCACCTTCTAGCACAAACTCTTGATATTCTGGGGGTTTAATGATGTTGAACTGTTCGTCTAAATCTGGTTTAACACACATTAAAATAACACCCTTGCGTATCTTGGTACCGTGCAATTCATTATGCGCCTCGGCATAGGCACACAATTGCACAAAATAATCTTCAATCCATTCACGCTTTTTGGGCTTGTTGGTTTGCTTGTAGTCTAGAATAGCTTCTTCGTTCAAGTGTATGCCAGCGCCATCTGTTGTGCCTGCGTAGATACTGGGAAAGTATAAGGGAACTTCGATACCCCAAAACTCTGACACATTCCGTAGTCCCTTGTCCACAACAACCTTGGCCATGGCATGACTGGGCCAGGTGTAGGGATTTGACCCAGGGTCTTTGATTGCACCATCACGCACGTACTGTTCGAGGTACGTGTGCATACGTGTGCCACGATTGGCAGCTTCAGTAGTGATCTGTTGTGCTTTTTCTACGCCCACACTCTTGCGCCAGCGATTTAATGCTTCTATTTTGTCCTGGCTTTTGGTTTTGTCAAGTATGGTTGTTACACTGGGCAAGTTATTGCCATCTGGTGTGGCATAGAAACGTTTGCCCTCTATTACCACCCGAGGAATAGGTTTATAATCAAATTTTGGATTGTACATTTAGTTTAAATCTATGAGGCCTGTGGAAATATCATATACTGGTAAAATGATATCGGTATTATTAAAATGAGTGTGGTAAGTTTGCTGATCGGCATGCGTAAGCAGTCCATACAGTTTAGAATTCAAATCAAAACTGTTTGTGCCGGTTCTTTTGTCGTAATCAGCACTGAATTTTAAGTAGTCATCAAATATTGATCTAGGTGCCACTTTAGTTGACTGCAACAATAACAGCATGCTTTTAAAGTATTCATGTTGCACTTTGGTTGTGGCATACTTTGTGAAAAAAGGATGTGCTACTGCTGTTTGCAAAATCAAAATCAGGTGTGGTCTATATTCCGACGGCAATGATTCTACCATCAACGCCAGTGGACGATTTATGTGTGTGGTTTGCAACCAAATTTCTATGTTGTTTTCGTTACACCAGTTGTACCAATAATCTAACCATTCTACTACGTAGAATATGTTGTTAAGACTGAATACTGGTGTTATCAATAGATCGTATTTGCTGGGATAGTTTTTCCTAACATACAAAAATTCATCTAGGCTTGATTGTACCTTGCTGAATTTTGCAGGCCAACGAACATAATGATAGTTTTCATTTATGCTGTCAATGCTGGCTAAGAAAAATATATTTCTAAACTGTAACAATTTATCACGCAACTCTTCAAGATTAACCACAAGGCTTGTGGTGATTCGAATGGAGGTGGTGGCAGCTAGACCTTGATCAATCATCCAGTCTAGTAGTTTAATAAATCCAGCTTGTAGCATGGTTTCTCCACCAATGGGATGAAGAATAAAATTATCAGTTTGTCTGTGTTTGTCAGCAATCATGGCAGTCATTTGCTGCCAATACATGTCATTGTCCGAGATATCCACATCCAATCCAGGTTCTGACGGCACCCGCATTTTTTCCGACCAATAACTGCTGTCAAAACTGTTGCAACTTCTGCAGGCCAAATTACAACGATTAGAAAATTTCATACCGACCTGAAGATCAGCTGGTTTTTTATCCTGTTCAAACTTGATCAACTGTTCAGGAGAGAAGTCTATTAGATATTTGATTCGTTCGCTTTGTGCACCATTTTTTTCAATTGTGCCGCACAGGTGACAGGCTGCTGGCAACTTTTTGTTTTCAATGTCTGTTTGTAAACTGTTTATGAATTCATTATCTAATTCTAATTCAGTGTACGTGGTATCAAGATTACAACAAACTGTTATTTTTAATTTTTCTTGCTGAATTCTATAATCATAATTGTTGTAAGGACTTGCACACAGATGGGGACGATCCTTGATCCACTGTATTTTGTTTTCAATCATTTAAACTCTGAAACTTTCTCCACATCCACAGCGGTCACGTTCGTTCTTGTTGATAAACTCAAATCCTTCATTGAGTCCGTTGCGCTTGAAGTCTATGATCATGCCGTCAAGATAAGGTATATTTTTGGGATCTACAAATATTCTAATTCCATTGCTATCGTAATGTCTAACACAATGCAAATTGGGATTATCTACATATTCTAGCACATAAGCCAGTCCTGAGCAACCTGTGGTTCTAACGCCTACCTGAATGCCTTCGCCACGTCCACGTTTGGCAATGCTCTTTAAGATTTTATTGGCAGCTACATCTGTTACAGAGATCATACCGCAACGTCGTCTTTCTTCCAGTTCTTTTTCAAAGTGGTAAAAGTGATAGGCTTGTAGTCATAAGATTCAGGACAGAATTTGCATTGATCAATCATGTTGTCAATATTGCCCAAGAATTCGGCACCACGGGTGTCAAATTCGTCAATGCCCAAGGGTTGGTAACCTCTCATTAACAATCGATCTTCGTCAGAGATATCAAATTGATACTGATCATCAAATTCAGGCATCAAGGCAGCTGGGCCACACTTGTAAATTTTACCACGGATCATGTGATAGTTTTTAAAGCGAGCAAATGCACAGTTGTCATGTGCCTTGACAGGATCACTGTTGTACAAGCCAAATCGTCCATTGGGCAATTCCAAGATGTTGCTTTGCACAAACTTGTTGCTCATCCAGGCATGCACGTAGTTTTTGTTTACATCGGTAAACTGAAAGTCCGACCCAATGGGGTGCGTGGGATCGCTGGTTTCCACAATAGGTGCTGTTAGAAAGTTTCTAATACGTGAAAAGATTTCTTCTTTGTCGTCAGGATTGTGTATGCTGATGCCAATCCAGTGTCCTTGGCCGTTGCCCAGGGCTTCGTACAAGCCTTTGACTTTGTCAATGCGTGTGCCGTTGCTTTGTATCTGTACACCTGAATGATCAGGCCACAGTCGTTTTAAGCCTTCTACCCACTTGTTGATTTCTGGATTGAGCAAAGGCTCACCACCAAGTATAACAGGGTGACGGATGTCAATTTTCTCTGCCCAGCGTTCTAGTATGGGACCATATTCATCCCAACTTTGCCATCCAGAGAATTTATAATTGTTGTAGCGATTACAGCCAGTGCAGGTCAGGTTACAAACGTTTGTAACATAAAATTCCAGTTTATCAATTAAGATGCGTTGTGTCATGTTTCTTTCTGTAGTCTTCAACTGCGGCCTTGATAGCATCCTCCGCAAGAATACTACAGTGTATTTTTACAGGAGGCAGAGCCAGTTCTTCAGCAATTTCAGAATTTTTAATCTGTGAAGCATTATCTAATGTCATGCCTTTGACCATTTCAGTAATCAAGGAACTTGATGCAATGGCTGACCCGCAACCATATGTTTTAAATTTTGCATCTGTAATTATTCCATCCACCACTTTGATTTGTAATTTCATTACATCTCCGCAAGCAGGTGCGCCAACCATACCAGTACCGATATCAGTATCGCTCTTGTCAAAAGATCCGACGTTCCTGGGATTTTCATAGTGATCTACAACTTTTTCTGAGTATGCCATATTATTGTGTACAAGTTCTTTCTCGGTATGTTTGACCATCCGGTGTTTGGATTTCTTTCCAAGGTGTGCAATTCTCTTGCAGTTGTACAATTACAGGCTGCCGTTGAACAAACACAGTTTCTGCTTGCGCAGGACGATTGGCAATTGCGGCACCTACCACACCACCAATGATGATGGGAACAACCCAGTTGCCATGACCATAGTGTCTGGCATGACCGTGATGTCTGTGGCCATGATTCCAGTGTTGTGCCAGTACAGGCACAGTGACCATTAACAATGCTAGTGAAATTAAGATCTTTTTCATCGCGATCTCCTTTGAGTTATTATACTATATATAACGCCTGCAGTCAACCAAATGTTGACAGTTTTGATTAAACGCCGCGATCTTTGTTCATTGCCGATTTGGCGGCATTGGCAACTATGTCTTGTGCTTTGTTAACGGGCATTGTAGCAGGAGCTTCTGGTTCTCCGGCACCTTTGAATATGATTTCTTGTGATTCTGGAGTCATGGGTTCTAGCACTGAACTCAAGGGAGGTTGGCCCACAATTTCTTCAATGTTGTCTTCGGTAACATTTATATTCAGACTTTGTGCAAGACTAATAAATGCACCACGAGAAATTTGTTTTTGTGCGCCTTCGTCTTCTGCACGTCCGGCAAGAAAATTGACCAGTCCCAATAGTTCATCGGAGCCGGGTGTTGAGGATTCCGTTATGAATTCACGGAATCGCATTATCTACGTGCTCGGCCCAGTCCCGCACCTCCTGCGGCTGCTTCTGGTTCTGCAGGCATTTCGCCGCCCATTTCTGGAGCAGGAGCGGCCATACCGGCAGCTGGATCAACTGCGCCAGGTGCTGGTGCACTGGCCATGCCAGCGTCAGGAGCAGGTGCTTGACCTGTTACCACGCCTAGGGCTTGATCCAAGGCAGCTTTGGCACCTTGTAAATTTTGTACCAAGCCAGCAAGTGCGGCTGTGGCATCTGAATTGAATTGTGTGGCTTGCTCCATGCCCACTTGATTCTTGATAGAGTCTACTAGAGCTGGCAATTCTTTGAACTGTAATTCAGTTACATCTTCAAGCATGCCTTGCATTTTGTCAACCATGTCTTGTGCGGCCAACACCACTTGAGCTTGTTGAACTTCTGATTCATTCAAGCGAGTCATCACACGACGCAATCGACTCTCGGCCTGCATCATGGCAGCGCCGGCTACTAGTTTTTGTTCTTCGGGACTGAGTGTTTGACCACTAGTGCTTTTCTTTAATGCAGCAGCCAATTTAGGATCTTTAACTTGCACAGTGTTTGGTTGTGCAGGTTTAGCACCCGGAGCAGGTGCTACACCAGCGGCTGGAGCAACAGGAATAGCTTCTTCGGCCATGCGTGTGGTCAATGCCTGTTCCATCATTACCAGTTTAAGGTAACCTGGATTTTGTTGGCTTTGATATCTGGCAGACCCCGAACGATGCTCATGTAGCAGACCTTGCACACGGTGCAACAGGTGTTGAGTCTGTCGAGATGTTAAACGGTCAAACTCAATGTTAGAGCCAAAGTAACTTTCGAAAACTTTAGCGATTTGTTTTGTTGGCGACGGAGCGGCCAGTTCTTGCAGTTTCATTTGAGAATCCTCTAATTTGCATATATTTAGCCGAATTTAAACATTTCTCTAATTCGGCATCAACTGTTTCCATTTGATCAATCTTGCGTTGAAGTTTGATGGAAACACCTTCGTAAAAATCTTCGTGCTTGCTACGGTCTGCAAGTGTTTTGCGACAGTGTATATCCGCCGCTAGACTATGTTTTTTGGTATCTAGTGTGCGTATTATTCGTGCCAGTGTGAGTTGATTGTGTTGGTCTGCAATACACCAGCTGATTGCACTGCGCTTGCTGCCAAATGTTATGGGATCTTGATTTTTAATACTCACTATAAACTTGTAGTCTGTGGGTATGATATTGTATTTGCCAAAAGCCATAATGCCACCGCGCCCATCACTCACAATCAACTTGTCAGTTAGATTGAGTAGTTCTTTTGCGGCAAAGGCTTCTAGCTTGTTTTGTTTGTTCATTTAAATACATACGTTGTGACTAGCCATCCAACAGTGGCCAACAGCATGCCAATGATGCCTGATCCCCAGGTAACCA